GGATAACTACACCCCAATCCTGGTCGTGCAGCAACGCCTGCATGTTGACGACACTAGCGGGTTCCTGCTTAACGGAGGAATGGGTGTGCCGTTCAATCTGTTGAAGATTCCAGCTCTGCTAAGTGAAGAATACATAGAATCACTTCCAGAGCCTCACAGGTCAAACTGCTGGCTGTCTGTGCGTGATTCTGATGTGATTGAGAATGCCGGAGTGAAGTACCGCTCATTCTGGCCTGAGAATGAATACGTTGGGCAGCTGTTCGACCTATGGGAGCGGGACGAATACACGTTCATGTCTCAGTACATGCAGGACCCAATCTCGCTGTCTGGATGCATCTTTCAATCAGACTGGTTTAGGTGGTACGGTGACGAAGACAATCCGACTCCTTACGCATTCGAATATCGGTTCATCACGGCAGATACAGCAACCAAGACGAAGACATATAACGACTTCTCTGTCATCTGCGAGTGGGGAGTGTGCAAAGGAAATCTGTACCTGATTGAGATGACTCGCGGAAAGTGGGAGGCCCCAGAGCTAGAAGCTGTATTCTCTGCTGTAATTGAAGAGGCATCAGGAAGAAACTCAGATGCAACCATGGGCAACCTGAGAGACATACTTGTTGAGGACAAGGCTAGCGGTACTGGTTTGATTCAGACTGTTGGCAGGTACTCTCCAGTGCCTATCACGGCAGTGCAGCGCAACATAGACAAGCTAACCAGGGCAATGGACACAGCTCCGCACCTAAAGGCTGGCAAGGTGCACATTCCTACAGGTAAGCGATGGGCTGTCGAGTTTGTTGCAGAGCACGCACAGTTCAGCGCAGATGATAGCCATAAACACGATGATATGGTGGACAACACATGTGATGCGGTGGCTCATGCGATTATCTCTGGCGGTGGTCTGTTTGATATGTTTATCTAAAACAGTTGACTCGACAGATGATGCTGGTGTAGTATTTGTCTTGTCAGCAATAGATACCTTATAGCTGGCCGGTGCTGGTAACACCGAGAATCATATGGATGCCTGCTTATAATAAGGCTCATCAGTTGGCTCTGATGGGCCTTTTCTTTTGCCTTTCGGTGGGCTTTTTGTTGCCTGTATGTTATGCGGTAAAATTGACGCATACACAACAGGAGCAGCATTACAATGACATACAACACAGGCAACCCTATTGGCTCAACTGATGCGCGAGATCTGGCGGATAATGCGGTTAACTTTGACTCCGCTGTCAACTCACTAGCTGGAACTTGGATTGACCGCCTTGGCGTAACTAGACAAACATATGAGGGTGTAACTCAAGGGCTTATGTTCTTCAATGTTGGCGACTTTGCTACAGGGTACACGCTGACAAACTCACGCCAGACGTTAACATACTCCGGCCATGAGTACGGGTGGACAGGCTCATTTCCGAAGGTGATTCCTCCTTCAAGCACGCCAGCAGGAACTGGTGGTATTGGTGCTGGTGCGTGGGTTGATCGCAGTGATGTGACACTGCGCAGCGACCTGAATGTTGTCGTTAAGGTTTTTGAATCTGTTGCTGACGTGAAAGTAGATGCATCGCTGATTGTCGGCCAGAAGTGCCGAACTCTTGGGTACTACGCTGTTGGTGATGGGGGTGGCAATGACTATGAGATTGTTGCTGCCGCTACTGGGACTGATGATGGCGGGTCATATATAGACTTGTCTGGTAGTGGGTTTCAGGCGAAAGGGCTATTTGGCTCCGTTGTAAATGTTAAGCAGTTTGGGGCGCGAGGTAACGGGGCTGATGATGATACATCAAGCATTCAGGCGTGCATAAATTATGCTGCAATATCTGGCATAGAGGTGTTAATCCCAGCATCTAGCTCGTATTACAAGTACAGCCAAATAACAATACCTCAGCAACAGGGTGGAATTTCTGTTCGAGGAGAGTCAACAAACACAATCTATAACATGCAGAACTCGATTTATCGAGGCTCAACACTAAAGAGCACTGTTACAACTGGAAACACAATAACAGTTAATGGCGGAGGGTTCTATTCAAACAGAGGTGTTCAGTTTTCTAATCTTTCTATATCTGCAGAGACTTCCGGATATGTAGTTAGCTTCACTGGGTCTCCAGAAAACTCATTCATGAAAAACTGCGTCATCCTTAACTCAGCATCTGGCGGCGGCGTTTACGTTAAAGACTGCTGGTCCGGATTCACTTTCGATAATGGGATCATTGCAGGAAGCGATGCGACTGGAACTGGAGGAATAGGGCTGTTTGTTGAGAATAGCATTCTAGCCGGCGGATTTGTTGCCTCAAACTCCACCATTTATGGGTTCAGAAAATCAGTGCATTTTGGCGACTTGGTGTATCAAGCAACGCTTAAGCAGGTTGCAATGCAGGGGTCTGGCAATGGATTGTACGTTGATGGGGGCTTTACAAGCCTGTCTGTAGAAAGATGCCATTTCGAGTTTAATGACGACATTGCCATTTATTTAAAGAGTTCGGTTAGTGTTTCAATTTTAGGATCAACGTTCTATCGTAACGCTGAATCGGCTGCTGGAGTTGCTTCTGAAATCTATTTGTCATCAGGTGGGTCTGATTACAACTATGGATTAAACATTTCAGACTGTCGCGCGATGGGGCTGTCTAATGGCGTAACTTTTATATATGTAAACAACCCGTCATATTGCTCTGGGAAGATCGAAAATAACTGGGCTGTAAAGTTTTCCGATGGAGCCGGTACAGTTGGTATTTATTGTAACGATACAAACCCTGAAAACCTTGAGGTAATATCAAATCGGTTCGAGTCTCTTGAGACTGGTTATTCTGGTGCAATAAACAAATTTAAGGCATTCAGCAAGGCTCTTGATGGTTATCATGGAATAAGGTTCTCAAGCGCACCATCATCTTCTGATGATCCAAATACAATTGACGACTACGAGGAGGGGGTATGGACTCCCGTATTGACAGGGGATGGCGGAGCCACTGGCCAGTCTTACTCGGAGCAGTTTGGGCGATACCAGAAGATTGGCAACAGGGTTTACTTTTCCTTTTCTGCAACTCTTACAGCAAAAGGGACGGTCAGCCTTGAGGCAAGGCTTGGCGGTCTCCCTTTCGTGACCGGGAGCAATAGGGGCATGGGTGGAGGGTCTGTTTCCACATTCCTTAACCTGGGAACTGCCTGTACATCTCTTTCACTTAGGCCAAAAGAAAACTCAAACTCGTTTTATTTCACAGCACTAACTGGAGCATCAACTAGCATGAGCCTGCTTCTTGGTAGCAACCTGTATAGTAACACCACAACAATTCACGGAAGCGGAATGTACATAACAGCATAACTGAAAGGGCCTTACGGCCCTTTTCTTTACCACTTAACCCACCCAATATCGTTGTCCTGGCAATACGCATTATTGTTCCCATACTGCGTATTGCCAACCTCATCACCAGCCAGAATAAGCTTGTGTCCTTTTGACTGCATCAATTGACGCATCAGCCATGCCTTGTGCTCTTTGCGTGATGCAAGCACCTTGGCGTCAGTCGTTGGCCCTTCAAACCCGTGATTGAATGATTTGTTATCGTCGCATCCATCGCGATTACCCTCTCCATTAGCTTCGTTGTGCTTGTGGTTATAGCTGACGAAATCCTCAAGCGTGAAGCCGTCGTGACAGGTGATGAAGTTCACGCTGCGATGCGCTGGAACATGATCGCCTCGATACTCGCGACCTCCGCGCACGCAGTCACGGAATGCGCCATTAAGCTCAAGCCAGTGTTCTGGATATCGACCCAAAGAGTACTCAGCGCAGTCCCATGGTTCGGCAATCAGGATCTTGTCGTCAAACTCTTTCGTGGCGTGGAAGAATTCAGCCTCAGGATTGAAGTTTCCGCCTTCACGGCCAAGCACATTGGCCAGGTCGAAGCGCATGCCATCAACGCCAACGGTGCGCAGCCAGAAGCGCATAGATTTCATGATGGTAGGCAGCGACTTGCGCACGTCAACGGTGTTACCGCAGCCAGTAACGTCCCATTCGTAGTAGCTTACTCCTGGTATCTTGCCGTGAGTGTGGTTGTACACAACATCGAGAATCACCTTGATTCCAGCATCATGCAGGCGGCCAAGCATCTGCATGAACTGGAACAGCGTGCCATAATTAGGGTTGAGTTCGAACCAGGAAACTGGGTCATAGCCCCAATATGTGCCGTGGCTATCAAAGACTGGCATCAGCTGCACGGCATCGACATTCAGGCTTTTAAGGTGCGCGATCATCCAGTCATCTGATACCCCGAGAAATGTGCCTCGATGCTCAGGTGCTACATGCGGGTTGATTGCTGTCAGTCCTTTGACGTGGCATTCGTAGATGATCATGATGGCGTCTCCGTTGTGTGCCTGTGTAAATGGTAGGCGTGAGAGATTGCAGTGTCAAACGTTGATGTGTGATGTGGTTAACGGTTTGCTGTGGCGGTGAGATTTTATTTGGTTGCGGGCCGTTGTTGCTGGCCCGCTGGTGACTACTTGTGGTGGTTATTATGGGCGGCGGATAAAGCGCCACTGAGTGTTATTGAGCATACGCCATTCGCCGAAATGGACATCGGTGACAGTTTCACCGTCTTTGCGGATGCTGACCTTTAGCTCTTGTCCTTTGAGCTTTCCACAACTGCTATTGGTGCTGCCGGTTATTTCAACGATGTCGCCATCTCGCAAATCGCGCCAATCGGTGATATTCAGAGGTTCAGGTTCAGGCTCCTGGTATTGCGATACCGGATCGCTAGCCATCCACGTCAGCCAGATAGCCTCCAAATCCTTGGTCAATGCCAGGCGCATCTCGGAAACTTGCTTTTCCATAGCGAGAAGCTGATCAATGCGTTGCTCGATGGTTGTTGGTTGAGCCGACCCGCCATACCAGCCATCTGGAATTGTGATGATGTCACGATTGGCACGGATATCTTCGAGATTGAGTCTGTCGATAGCCTCCTGGTACTGGTCACGGGTGACAATCGCCTGCGGCCAGTCACACGCTAGTTCGGGCAAAGTGATGTTTTTACCAGCAATATATCGATGATCTTTTCTTGTAGTCGACCACACGGTATCACTTTCCATCGCGTCTGGCTTTTCACGATAGAAACATAAGTCTCCACCCATTAAATTCTGTACAGCATACTCAGAGCCTTCAGGCCATTGCACTTCGGCCTCAACCATCAGCTCTATCAGTGTCTTTGCCATTTCATCATCCTCGATTGGTTGTGTTTGCACTGGTGAAGATAGTTGCTAGCTAGCACGCAGTCAAGGAAAATCTCCTTGAGTGTTGATGTAAAATAATGAATAAAGTGCTTGCGCGCCGCATTGGTGTGGTCTAGTGTTATGCATATGCAGGCATGGTGCTTGCGATAAGGAGATTGAGATGGAAACTGTAAACATAAAGATGTATAAGGCGAAAGATTCTTTTGACGGTAAAATTTCAATGTTTGCCGTTTTGAACGACTGTAAGTGCTCAGTATCAAGTTATTTCGGCGATAATGAGCCATGGCTTACCGTTGATGGGTTTATGCCTTATGATGACTACGAATTTCTTGGGAAAGACAGGATTGATGATATGGTTGATGCTGTGCTTATTTGGGAGATAACCGTTAAAGCATAGATAAACAATACATTGCAAGCCGCCTACATGGCGGCTTTTTCATGCCTGCGCTGTAAATGTTAAACTATTGACACGGCTATAGAGGGCTAACTAATGGCACGCAAATCAAGACAAGCACGCAGAGTGGCTGCAGTGAACTCGCAAGGCAGGAGCGTCAGCTTTCTGCCTGGATACGACCTGACAGGCCATTACAACCAATCAAATCAAAGGATCGACACATGGTCTGTAGGTGGATACCCGGACACTGTTACGTTCGACCAGCACTGGAACATGTGGCGTCGTAACGGCATAGCAAAGGCTGTTATAGAGATGCCGGTTAACGCTTGCTGGCAGGAACCACCAGAGATTGAAGGAGGCGGGCAGGCGTTCATTGATGCAATCACCATGCTCGATAATAGGTATGCGCTGTGGGCTCGCCTGCGGGCGCTAGACCTGCGCCAGCGTGTCGGTCGCTATGCTGGGTTGCTGCTGATTGCCAAGGAGCCTGGCAGCCCTACGCCGGATAAGCCACTGAATGCCATATCGACCAATGCAATGGTCAAGATGATGCCAGTGTACGAATCGCAGCTTGATGTTAACGAGTGGGTTAGCGACTTCACCAACGTTGAGTATGGCAACCCGAAATCATACGTCTACAAGTCGAACGTGGAAGGAAGCCGCAGCGAGGGTGACAATCAGTCATTCGTGTTGGACCCAAGCCGCGTGTTCGTATTCGCCGAGGGCGCTGACGATGGCACAATCTACGGGATCCCAGCACTTGAGTCGTGTTTCAATGCGCTGCTGGACATGGAGAAAATACGCGCAGGTGGCGGTGAGGGTTATCTGCGAAACGCGAAGCAACGCTTTGTGCTTGAGGTAAACAACGACAGCACAGCCAAGAGCTTGCAGAACGCAGCCACCAAGGAAAAGTTTGACGACAACGTTGACAACTTCCAGAAGGGCTTCGACAACTCACTGATTGCATACGGCATGAGCGCAAAAACGCTGTCATCAACACTTGCAGACCCGATGAACCCGTGGACAATCGCGCTGAACGAGGTGGCGGCAGCAACTGGCATTCCGGCGACAGTCCTGGTTGGTCAGCAGACTGGCCGTCTAGCAAGCGATGAAGATGGCAAGCAGATGGCTAAAGTGGTCATGGCTCGACGCCAGAACGTGTTGAACCCGATGATTAAGGCTCTGTTCGATAGGCTGGTTAAGGTGAAGCTGCTGCCTGCTCCTGTTGGCGAGTATGAGATAGAGTGGGATAACATGCTGGAAGCCACGGACGCTGAGAAGGTTGACCTCAGTAAGAAGATGGCAGATACCAACGACGTTTCTGTGCGCTCTGGCATTGGCGCTGTGTACAGCCTTGAAGAAATCCGCGCTGCTGGTGGGTATGATGAGCCAGCTGCTATCGAGGTTGACGAGCCTGGAGAGGGAATGGACGAGGAAGCGCCTGAGTAGTGACAAAGTAAATCAATGGCTTGCACATGCAGGCCATTTTTTTGCGCAAAATGTATTGACGTGGCTTTTTGTTGAGTCTAGTGTTTGTGGTGTGGAATCAATAAGGAGAAAGCCATGAAATGCAAATACCTTGACTGCGGCTGGTGCTATGCGCCATCTGATAGCCTGACAAACGCAACTGCTGGCGCCTGCGGTGGAGCTGATGATTGCGTTGAGTTCGCAATTATTGAGTTCGAATCAAACAAGGAGTCTATGACAATGGAAAGCAAAAACATTCACGGGAAAACATATGCTAAATGCGTTATGCAGCCTAAATTTGAGCAATGGTTCACCAACAAAGTCACAGGCGGCGAGTGCAACTGCTCACGCCTTGAGAAGGACTATAACGGAGAGTACAAAGACCTGAAGACGCACATCATGTTTATGGCGTTTGTTGCGGGAGCTGCGCACCATGAGTAGCTTTCCGCTCAGCCAATGGAGCCGGCCAGGTTACACACCAAAGCCAGGTCGTGGCAAGGCGTACACGCCAGAAGAAGACCAGTTCATCCGCGATAACTGCGACAAGATGACGGCTAGCCAGATAGCCAAGGAGCTTGGACGTTGTTCAAGTGGTGTAGAGAAGCGCGCAGTTCGTCTGCGCGTCAAGTTCACATCTGGCCGCAAGCGTTGGTCTGTGGCAGAGACTGATTTCCTGATTAAGCATGGGTCAACCATGACGGCAAAGCAGATTGCAGAAGCGCTTGGGCGCACTGAGTCTGCAGTTATGGAGCGGTCTAGGTATATCGGCGGAGTTATGCGCAAGTCAGGCAAGAATCATCACAACCACAAATACAGCGACTGGGATGTTGAAATGTGCCGAAAGCTGCATGATGAAGGACTTGGACCTAAAGAGATATCCGATAAGCTTGATATCGGTTATGACTCCGTGATTGACTTCGTTTGCTACAGGAGGCGCGCATGAACAACGCATTTCAATTCAAGGTGCGCCGCTCGCAGAAGAAGATTGATGGCATGGCTGCGCTTGCTGCTGGTGAGTCAATCAAGGATGTGGCGGCAAAGTATGGTGTCAAGTATCGCACGGCCTGGGAATGGTTCAATGATGCCGGATTGCGCAAGCCAGAGGTGTGGACAAAGGCGGTGGATGCCAAAATCATCGAGCTGACTGCATCAGGAAAGTCTCCGGCTGCTGTCGCCAAGCTGCTTGGCCATAGCGCAAGCTCAGTCTATGACAGATGCAGAAAGCTTGGAATCAAGGTCGGCATCGAGCATGGCCGCTGGTCAAAGAGATGGACTCCAGAGATGGATGCTGTTGTGCGCAAGATGTACGCGGAGCACACATACAGCCAGATCGCAGAGGCGCTTGGCAATGGCGTTACATACGGCATGGTGAAGCTGCGCACTGAGCGGCTGTGCCTAGATGGTACAATTGACGACAGGCAGCTAAGGCCGCGCAAGAATGGCTACACAAACGAGGATATTCGGCTTATAGTTGAGTTGCGCAAGAGCGGCATTGGCATAGCTGAGCTATGCAGGAAGTTTGAGCTGCCACGGAATAGTGTGCGGTGGATTGTTAAGCGTTACAGCCAGGAGTGACAGTGAAAATCGAGCGCCTACTACCAAAAAACCCAGAATACCCAACCGGACAGCAAGTTCGCGTGGCCGCGATACAGCGAGAGATGCGCAAGAGGATTCGGTCAATAAACCGAGAGGCGCAGGCATGGATTGAGCGCCAGCCGGTGCAGGTTGTTACCAACGCTACATCGTACCAGTACCAGCTTGACCCGCTACGCATAAGCGCGATGAAGGACTGGCTGCGTCAGGTAATCAACC